GGGAACTCTAAATAGAGTTGTGTCTAAACCTCGAACAATTCCCCACTTTCAAACCTTATTATCTGACAATTATCTTAATTTTAACACAATAAAATCAGTTAAAGTACATCAATTCAACTTTCTAACTGCTTATTGTTTCAAGTTTACATACAATTTAATGAATAATCTGAAAACTAATCGAACATACTATAAATTATCAGACCGCTCTCAGTACTTGCTTTAAAGCGCTAAAGTGACACTGTGTAAACAATTCATATACAATTTACTTTAGCGAGGTGAAGTAGTAAAGTATTAATGGGATGCAATAGGATAAATAGTCAGACAAAACTTCAACATAGTGAATCATAAGATTTAAAATGTATCAATTATTGACACAATAAGAATTGTGTGAATCGTGAGAAAAGAGAGCCGACAAGGCGGAAATTGTATAGGCAATATACCTTGTCAAGCCCTCTATTGTAGAACTTTAGTAGGAAGTGTCTGATAAGACTTTATTACATTAAAGTGATAATGAGGTGATGCGTTAAATAATATTGATTAGTGCATCATCAAAATAACAGATATCACTAGCCGTGAACTGTATTTCAACAGCGCACGTCCCCGCAGGTAACAAATTTCTTGGGATACTAAACTGCGTCCACATGCCTGTACCTGTACACACCGCGTTATAATCTGGGGATATAGCAACACCCGCGCTATTAAGTGCTTTCACTGTCATGTATGCAGGCGTGTTAGATGTTGAAAAACTCCATACTGACCCCGTAACGGTTCCGCCATTAATAACAGGTACGGTTGTTTTTGCCGTTCCATATGCGGTGGCTATCTTTAGGGATTTATTGCCACTATGCTTCTGTTCTGTTGAATATTCGGCATTGGTTAAAGTCAACCCTGAATTCCCGTTTTCAAACTGCCAGTCTGGTAATAATGTTTTATATTCTGCGAAATTACAGATATCACTATATGACGAGAATGTAACGCCATCTTCCAACACTCTTCCTGTACCGTTAACCAACGCAGAATTCCAGTAGGCTGTATAAAACGATATATCAATTTTACAGTATATATCTAATCCGTGCACGATTAAGCCGCCAAAATTTGTATCACCATTTACTAAGAAAATTGGATGCTTTATGGGGCTCTGCGCTGATAGCGTGCACTGATTAATACATAGTGATGTCTGGGCAGGTTCGCCGCCATATAGCTGAAACCAATATTCAGAATCGGTAGCGCTTTCGAAATGACAGTTATTGAACACAAGTCGAGAACCGTTGTTCATTGAAGCTATATACGTGCAAAAATCAATACTGCAATCCGACACTGTGATTGTACCTTGATTTCTTTGAATCAGAAAGCATGTTGAGCCTGTAGTCGAAGCAACCCCCGAAAACGTGACACCTACAAATGATAGTCTTTCATAGTAATCGACGCCACCGCTAGGAATATAAATATTGTTATAATTACTCATGTCGCCACCGGAGTAATATAAATTATACGATCTGCTAAAAATCTGAAATCCAATGTAAAATCCTGCGATAAAAACACTGTGAAATTGCAACATTGAACAAGCGGCAAGATTCTGAAATGCCGGGGTTGATGTTGAAAGTGGCTTACCCTCCAACATAAAAGCTATACTTGTCGGTATTGTAGTGTTATAATCGTTGATGATTCGGACGTTATTAAATCCTTTAAAGCTCCCCGCTGTATTACCCAAATAATAGTTGTTTATAAAAGCACCATCGGGCGGTAACTGAAAACTGTTAATAATGTTAAATAGTACACCACGGGACGATGTTGAATTTTTATCTTTAAATTTAATAGTTGCACCGAATCCGATTAGTGAAGTTGTGAAAATATCGAAATCCAAAGTATCTGTAATTAAATATGTTGAATCCGGAGAAAGACATAATGTAGATACTTTTCCACTTGCGGTAATATCCGATAGAATCTGTTTAAATGCCAAGGTATCATCAGTAATACCATCGCCAACCGCACCATGCTTATTTACAAAAATTAACGAGTCCGGTAAATCGGATAAATTATATAAATCAATAGTCTTATCCGGGAATTTAATAGGTAATGTTTTAGCGGCTGACGCAACTGTAATGCTATCCGCCGTCACATCAACGTCCTTAGCCTTAACAATCCTCTTACCGTTGTAATTACTCGTCGCAGTATCCTCAAATGACTCCGTAAACGCCCCAGTCACTCTCTTATCAACCGAACTACCGTACACTTCCGTCACAGCACCACCTCGATTTATAGTTGTAATGCCATCAACATGTACTGAATCATCTCCGTCTACATCAATTTCTCTGTTTCCGCTTACTTGTTCAGTTAATTTTCCATCAGCATCTAGTAACATGTCTTGCTTGCTGTGAATGGTAACGTGGGTTGCTGTCTCCGCAATATCCCCAGCATTAATAGTGTAATCGCCGGATACATTAATAGTATCGTTAAGTAACTGCGCTACTCTGTCTCTACCATAATAGGTTGACAGTAAACTTTCAATCGTTGTTGCTACTAAGTTCGTTCCAATAATATACCTCGAACCCGTACTAATTTCCTTTGTAACTCTATATAAATCCCCATGATACCAGACCAAATCATTCACAAGTAAATCTTTGCTTGCCGTTTCATTATCCTTTTCATTAAACGCTACGCCCGACATAATTTTATTATAAATCTTTTGATAATCAAAAATTACCATCCAGTAATTTTTATCAGATAATAAAATTCCACTAGGCACAGCATCTTTACTAATATAAGCAATCCCTGTATTTTCATCTACAACAACCGTATTCGGGGCATACTGAGTAGTGATATTCCACTGTAAAGGGTCTGCATAATGAATTGTTTTATAATCAATCGCCTGTTTCAATTCATTTTCAAATTTTTTTAAAATACTGAGAATCCAGTCTTGATTGAGTTCATGAAAATTTGTATATGGATATAAGTCAAACATATAATACCTCCTACCAAACTGTAATTAAAAAACGCTGTCTAAACTCATTCATGATATAATCAGAAAGATTGAATTTTACAATATCACGTTCTTCCCGAATCATCTGCTGAGTTGTCATAGTTCCGATATTACCGTGAATCCGTCCAGTATGCTGTCCAGTATTATTTCTTGTATTATCAACATTACTTTTATTTTTAAATTCGCTTTCATTCGTATTTGTATTATCACTTTTTGTATTTTGTTCGCTGGCGTCTCTATCACTCAGTTCATCATCGAAAGCGTGTACCTGCGTTTTCGAATTATCTTTAATAGTGCCGTCGAAAGTATTAGTACTTGTACTATCTCCCCCCGTCACGGTTTCGGTTATTTCTTTTCCGGAATCAGTGTCTGTCCATTCTTCCTGCCTATCGTAGTTTTCAATCGCATTATATTCATATTGTGTTGTTTCTTCCAGTTTTTTCCAATTAGGAAGCTGTATTCTACTCCACATTCCAATAGCATTTTTTAAAATTTCCGGTTGTGAATACAGAATTTCAAGTTCGGCGTAGTTTAAGCAAAGATTCTGTACAAAATCTGTTTTATTAATTGATTCCGGTAACTGTAATTCATCGAAAATGGAATTATCATAGTTATACATTCCCAGAATTGATAATAGGTTTCCCCTCGACATTTGCAATCCCCCCTCTACTTTCTTTAAATTTAAGTTTAAAACTTATATTAGTTCCAAACATTTTATTGACTCTTTTGGCCGATTCTTCTAAGCTGTCAGCAATCAATTCAATTTTAGTTTGTGTTTCGACGTTATTGCTATTAACTTCATCATCCGTAAGCCGTTCTTTCTTTTCAGTGTTTGCGTTAGGGATACCTACGTCAGTATCAAACATTAACTTTAACTTCTTTAAGTCTTCAAGTTGCTGACTTGCGATATAATTCTGTTTTAGATTCTGTGCGAAAGTATTCCACATCGGCGTTCCATCTTCACTAAATAATTCTTTACCAGTGACTACACAGGCTTCGCCTGAAGTAACTTTATCAATCGTTTTCTTAAATGTTTCAGCGCTTGATTTGCTATCAACCCCGATAATATAAGAAAGTTTTGAGTTAATAATATTAACGTCAATTCCCTCAGATAAGAGTGCCATTTTTTCCGCGTAAAACTGAATTAAATCATAAATTCCGCCGAAATCGGGGAATAATTTTATTAATTCAGTGTCACGATGTATTCGTGCATCGATTGCGTTAGGAATTAACGGGTTGATGATTTGCGCCGTGGTAGGTTGATACATAACGTCAAAACCGTATAAATTACAATGCTGTGGAATTACCCCGAATTTATCTGTGTTAATAACAGCTAAAAACCCAAAATAAACCAATGTATACATGGTGTAATTGTACGCCCATGTTTCCGGCAATTTGACTTCCCACTGTCCGAGAAAATCATCAATTAAATAACGCTCAAAAAACTTAGTCAATGCTATGTTCTGCGTGTGAATTGTAGACGGATTTTTTTGTCCGTTCGCAGCATTTATATAAGTATAATCAACGGGTATACCCATTATATACACCTCCCTAATTTAAACAATAACCATATCGGGATATTTAACCCTAACGGCGGTCGTGGAGTTGGTGGCGGAACTGGTTCACTACTCAGCACCCCCCACCAATAAAGCGCACTACTTCTTCTACTTGCTTCGGTTTTTCTAGCATTTTCCGCGCTAGGACGCTCATAATTATAAAGCCAAACACTCGCCAGTGTTTCCGGGTCGCTTTCTGATATTTTAAAATCAGCATAACTCATCGGATATCTAGCCGTAGGATAATAGTCTGCCTTTGCATCAACAAAAATCATCTGCGCGTATCCGTCACTAGGCAACCCCGTTTTATCACTAAAATTCGGCGCGTAGCCTGTTGAATTAATTGCAAAAGGATCGTTAATATATTTCCCACCGGGCGTAAACTGTGTAAAGCCATAACCTTTATTGCGCCACGGACTATCGTTTTTTGACGGTACTTTGTCAGACTGCCATCGCCACGGGTTCATACCGCCCTCATGTGATACATTGCCAAGCAACCCACACACAGCATTTACTGTCCAGCCCAAGCCGCCTAATACTTCATAAATTGATTTTGCATTCTCAATAGCTTCGATGCTGGTGTCCGCATATGCTCCAATTACTTTAGCGTGCCACTTACTCATAATAAAAACCACCCTCCATATATGATTTTATCATTTGATTTTCGTAAGCTGTTCCGGGTAGTGACACATCAGCATCGGCTACCATAATAAAGCCGGGGATTGTATTGATAACTTTTTCTTGACATAGCGGACGTCCACGGTGTTCTAACGATTCGGCTACTAGAGGGAAAAACTGCGCTTGAAATATAGGTTGAAAAGAAAAATCTGAAGTGCTTCCAGTACTTCCCGAAGTTTGTAACTGTGGTTGAGAAGATTTAATACTCGATTCAATACCGCTCGCAACACTTGATATAATTCCACCGACATTTCCTGTAGTAATTGCCTGCACAGTATTAACCGCCGACCCGATAGCAGTACTTGCCATTCCCAAATAATCAACAGCCATTTGTGACAACTGTAGCGGCACAGCGCACATAGAATCAAGACGTGTAATTACTGTATTTAACTGTTCGTCAGTTGAAATTGTAAGAGTACCTTTTCCAGTAATCATATCTACATGATACGATACATATAAAGTAGATTTACCGTCTAAAAATGTTGTATCAAGTGGCAAGCCGCCCCAAGGTTTAAAATCAAGACTGTATCGGCTGTACGGTGCCAAATTAAGATAGTTACCGCGCGTTACAGCTTGCGGATGCTTTGGAATTGTAATAGAATATGTTTTGTCATAGTCATAGTCAAGTAACTGTGTGCAACTTACACCGTTCATTTCCCACCAACCGAATTTAAGATTTTCTACTATAATTCCAGAACCTTTAAATTCAAATGGAAACCAGATGCACGATGTGATATATTGAAATGGGTTAATTAATGCTTTTTGTAATTCGACAGAAATTTCGCCAGCATCAATGTTTAACCAGTCCGCGCTTGCCATAAGAGCATTATTTAATTTATTTAACTGTGATTTGGTAAAGTAATAGTAATTTACACCGCCAGAACCTTGAGAATCCGAATTGATAATGCCTAAAACATAAGTACCCTTGTTCCAAGACTGCGCCCACGGATTCTCTAAAAGTTCTGTATTTGTAGTAATTCCCGTGGTAGTGGGGTATAGACTGTCAACGATTCCGCCGTCATATGTATGAGACGAGCGCAAAATATACTGAGTTGACGCACCAATAAAACTTTTCCAACTTGCCAATACGTCGATTTCACAACTAGCCCACCAAAGACCCTCATTCCAAGTCCAATCACGAATAAAATAATGCCTGCCGTATAATCCGATTGACACATAATTATACATATAAATATCGCGGGTTGTTTTAAAAGAGAGAACCGGGGAAATAACCCCGGAACTCTGTTTTAAATTACAAGCAAGCGTTATATTATCTTCGCCGCCATCTGGAATTTTGGTTGAGTTTTCGCGCTTATTAAATTTTCTTAAAACAACCGTGAAACTCATGTGAACACCTCCTAATCTAAGAGTAATACAATACCGTTTTCTGTCACATCGTTCCAATATCGCTGATTGAACCTGTACCAAATATTAGAATATTCTCCAGCCGCGTTGTACGGTGTTCGTTTAACACTTCGACCTACTTCGGTAATACCAATAGCCTCCTCATCAAAAATAACTCCAAATACATTATCATTACTTACAGCTTCAGGTGCGGTTACTACAGCTCCATCAGCCCCGATATAAGATGGAGTAACTTGGATACTTCCAGGTGTTTTGGCTGACTGCCAGAAATTAACGTCCTCATGGTCGATTAATTTGTAATATCCCTCATTAAAGGCATCTGTAAAAATACTCGTTTTAGTTCTGTACTGTAATGGGGTATACATATATGCTTTCATTCGGTTATACGGGGTGTGCCGTTTGATAGATTTACCTGTAATATTTAAATGGTACATTTCAGTTCTTTCGGTCAGCATCGAACATAAATACTGAATGCGGGCGTAAGCCCACTGAATGAATGGCTTAAAATTATCCGGGTATAGTACAGTCGCGCTTGTCAATTTTGTACCCATTGCCGCATTATATTCCGTAACCAGATGTACAACACCATCGTCACCAATGGTAATTTTAGCGGCGATAAAGTTTGTAAGAGTGGCGCGGTCGGCTGTTTCTCGCGCCTGTTCAAGTTTATCAGACATATTACCTAAGACCATACTCCAAAATCTTTCAAGTTCCTGCGGCGTAGTAAAAGCAACGTCAAGCTGTCTGTCAAAAATAGTTAAATAGTCCCCAAAGTAATCAATACCGTAAAAATTAGTCTGTAAAACTTCTGGCTTGCGAACTGTATACTGGTCGATGGATTCTCCATCAGTTAAATCCAGATACTTGGAATCAATTAAATCTTTGTCAATCGTCTGCAATTTTCGAATATGATTGCCGAACTGTTGATTTGTTTTTCGCAGTCCCTTAAACTTTGCAGTATATGGGCGAGTGGAAAAAATCGTGTTACTTAACACCTGCGAAATAGCCCCCATTACAGGGTCATAACCTGTTTTTAAAGTTGTCTGCGCCTGCGTGATGAACGAACTAATATCCGTTGCCGCGATGTTAGTTTTGCCAGTAACCTGATTCTGAAGTGTGTTAAGCACGGTTGCCATTTTAGTTAAAGTCATGTCATTCGCCATTATTTATTACCTCCTTTAAAATCAAGCGGAATAGGTGGTGCAATCATCTGTGCAATAATATCGTCTGTGGACTGCGGCTGCACCGTCTGAATCTGCTGCCCAATAAGATTAGTTGCCTGAATCGCTCCGGTTAAATTTTTAAGAGTCTGAATCAAATCGCCGCTATTAGGCTGAACCTGTGGCTGAACCTGTGGCTGAACCTGTGGCTGAACCTGTGGCTGAACCTGTGGCTGAACCTGTGGCTGAACCTGTGGAGAATTTACACTTCCAAGTGCTAAAATCTGCTGCGCGGTAAATCCTGCCTTTGCAAGTAATAAAATGTCGTTCTGTGTCATGTGTCAAATTCCTCCTTTAAATAAACATTACCGTTAATATCAACTGTAAGTGTTTTTACAGTTCTAATATTACCATCTTTATCGAGGTAATAAATAGGACTGTAAATATCTACTTTATTAATATGTGCGTTATCACACAGATTATCTAAGCAACAATATAAATTATATATGGTGCTTAATTTTTCACGTGAATCTAAACATTCCATAAATTTTAGACCTTTCATACTCTAGGGTGCAAATTTTATCTTTCTGATTACCGCCGATTGCAAAAACGGTTTTAGAACCAGCCTTATTATCTAAGTAAGCGACCGACACGTGTTTCGAACTGGTTTCAACCATTTTACTACCAGCCCACAAGAAAAATAAAATATCATCTTTTTTAATGTCGATTGCTTTAAGCTGCTCTGCATTGTAAAAAGTCCCTGTGTTAGAATTTCTAAGTTTTACCATTAGGGTATAGACATTATCCGACTTTACATTTGCCATACCTAACTTATTGATGATATATGATACCGTAGTAGCGCACCAGCTATCCTTAACATAAGAGCCATAATACCATTTCTGAATAGCTCCTACTTTAGAATCCCATTCAAGGGCTGGTTTCATTTTTTCCAATTCATCTGCAATAGATTTTTTAGCATATGTTTCACGTGGAACATATTCAACACCGTCAATCGTTACTTTCATTCTCTTTCATCTCCTTTAGCATAAGAGATAATTCATTCAACGCCTGTGTATTGTTATTAATTGCCGCCGTAAACAGCTTTGATTCTTCCTTATGGCTGTTCATCTCCCTGTACCATAAGAAAAATAATGCAATACACAAAGCTACCGGAACTCCTGTGTTACTGATAAAGTCACTAATAGCCGCCAAATCCATTGAAACCCCCCTATTCTACACCCTTATAATAGGGAGATACTCCGGCGCGTCCCCGCGCGACGGACACCTTCCGGGTGTTGGATATTCCGCCGTTTCGTATATCTCCCTGTGATTCTATGATACTACTTTCAGAATATTTTGTCAAGTCTGATTATTCAAAATATTTTGTTAACAGCACCTCGCATAAATATTCTTCGAAATCAATTTTGTTCCGAAGATACGCTAACCACACATACGCAAAATCACGTTTAAATCTAATTAACGATATTTCACTTGGCTTATATTCCGGGCAAGCACCCGCTGTATGTGTGCTGGCATAGTAACGACCGTTAGACTTGTGTTTGTAAATAGTGAGTTCCCCAACATGGACGATCGGACGATATTCCTTTAACGGTTTAGGCTTAGCTTTAAAATACTGCGAATCCAAAAACACATTTCCTAATGCCATTTTGTTATATTCATCATTACCACCGACTTTATACAGTGCTGTATTCTTTTTCATTTCCGCGATGGGGGAGGATTGTGGAATAATTAAACAAATACCACGGTCTTTATTAATATAATATTCTTGCTTGTTCTCAATCATTTTCATAGCTTTTGAAATAAGTCCGAACTCCATAAACATGGGATTCGCCATTCTATCACTATTAGCGCAGCAAACCATCTGAAAAGATTTTTCCCCCTTTAGTTCTCTATTTCGGTTGATAGTTTCAAATGCGTTTCTAAAAGCGAACCCCTCTTCCTTAATTTTTACATCGTGCGGCTCCGGGATAAACTCATCATATAAACCAATTCGATACCCTTGTCCAGAAAATCCCCTCAGGTTTTTAATGGTTGATAGCGCCATACACAATGCCAAAACACCACCATCTTTGCAAAGTTTCCCGTTCTCCTTCGTGTATGATTCATTAATAGTATATGACGAGGTTTTCTTAATTGGAAAAAAATTATAGTTTCTATCAAAATCCGAATTAATAGGAATTAGCGGATTGTATTCTTCAGTACAGCACGCATCTAACTGTGTTTGTAATCGTCTCATATAAATAAATGGTTGCGGGTTGTCAATTAACAAATCTTTTAATGTGCCGTATGTCTTACCGCTACCTCGGGTATCTACTACAAAAGTAAACGGTAGTCCCCATGATATAATTCTAGGCATATCAACCCACCCATCTTTGTTATAGATATTCAGCATAATAAAATAAGCGGGGCTATTGCCCCGCCGTTCCTCCTTTCTAATAGGATAATTATTTTTTAACTCGCGCTTTCTGTTCCTCATCATAATTGATTCTTGCTGTTTCGAGTTCCTTATCAATTCGTCTAATTAAAAGATAATTAGCTCTTAAATCCTCTGTCGGCTCGCCCGCCGTCATAGCATCCATATACGCGGTGTAAACTTCATTTTTGATTGCATTATATACTTTTTCTTCAAATTTATACATTCTTAATTCCTCCTAATCTACTAATACAATATTTAAAAATTCACGTCCTGCTTTTGTTACCCCTTTGATAACCTTGATGATATTAATTTCTCCAAAATCATCTAATAAGGTAATAAGTTCTTTTCTAACCACGCCGCTGTTAGTTGTGTAAACAACTCCGCTTTTATCCTCAAAAGATACCAGTTTTACCTCTTTTCCGTCTTTATCTGTACTAGTGTAGATGATAAAGTTTTCAAGTTCGATAATCTGGTCTACCGCTTCTTTAAGCGGTTTGGCTTCGGGGGAACGTGTCAGCTTGTACAGTTCCATTTTGTTCGGTTCTTTGTTTGTTTTTTCGATTGTCATTTTTATACCTCCTAAAAATAATTCTGGTTTCTATTACATTATTTATTATAAACTATTACATTTAAAATGTCAATAGATTTATGATAAATTAGCAAGTAAATTTTTATATTCATCCGTCAAACTCATGTTATAAGTTGTCGGTCTTAATGTGACGTTAGAGGTTATTTCTATATCATGATTTTCAATTCTAATTCGTTTTGTAACCGGATTGTCACTATATACCGTTTCAAGTCTGCCCGCATCTCTAAATATGAATCCATCACAAAAGGCAGTAATACCGCCGTGTGCATCAATTTCCGCGCCGCCCTTTTTCTTTTGTACGCCCGATACTGTAATATGTGTTTGCGGCTTCCCTTTTTCTGTGTAAGCATAACGTTTCGCTCCTAGTGTTATAAAATTGTCATAATAGCCGTCATTTTCGTAAATTTCCATAAAATGTGTTACGCCGGATTTATCTGTAGCATAAGCACCTGATTCTAACGACTGTAGTTTTTTACGATTGTTATATTCTGTAAAGTCTACATCAGTTATAAATTTATTGCTGTCGGTATCTCCATAAACCCAAGCATCTGGATTCAACCATATTCCCTCGTGCAATTCATAACGCGCGTTTGCAGTAGTCCAGACACCCCATTGATACGGTAAAAATGCCTTTTCATTGTACGAATCTAAAAGTTTGTTTTCCGCTTCTTCGCGTTCTACAAACCCGGTGCCGTAAATGTAATCTATTGACTGCTTTACAGGGTCTTGCGCTGACATACCGTAAATACTATTCAGCAAGTTTTTGTTTTTGTTATAATAAATTTCTTGCCCCTCCACATTTTTTAGTTCGGTTTTATTTTTATAGTACATTTTATTTAGTTCAATGAGTGGCTTTGGAAGTTTACCGTATTTTGATATATAGACATCATAAAAATCTATTTCGTCAAAATCATACTCATGAATTAAAATTTTAAAATCAATATCAGTTAACGTTGTTTCCGTGTAATCAGCATATAATATACGCCCGTTATCATAGACACCGTTTTGTGTAGCTCGACACTTCGAACGCGATAAATAAGGGTCTGGAAATCCATCTTTAATTCTTACATTGTATATAGTACAGCGGAAAACCATTGCGCGATTATTTTGTAAGTATTTATAAAATTCTTTTGGTTCAATTTCGCCCTTGTATTTAAAAGGTTCGACTGGATATAGACCGTTACACTGTACGCCGGGATAACTACTAGAACGATCTTTACTAAAAACGCCTTGAAGAAGTTTACCTGCAAAAAATCTACTTGCGTGAGTATCTCCGCCACGAAATGCTTCGCGAAGAAGTTTATATACTTCGTAGTTTGGCATAAGCGATTTAAGCCATGTTTTATTTACACTTCGCATTGCCTGTTTAGCATCACGCCTAACATAGCCTGTGGAGGTTAATGGTATCGTGTATAAAGTGTCCATGTCACGCTTTAATTCAGCTTCGATAATTTCTACTGTTGCTAATACATCATTTACACAGTAGTTTACTTCATATTCTGTTAAAGGAGTCCAAGGAAAGCGCAATTTATTATAATCAAATAATTCTCCCGACAGTTTACCATGTTCCACATTAAATTTATTACAAGCCACCGCAAGACTCATGTTTGTTTGCAAGTAAGCGTCTCTAAATTCTAGTTTTTCATCAAACATAGTACATTTTAATATTTTACGCGACTTTACAGCAAACACTTCTTCGGGCTGAAAATGATATATTCCAGATAAAAACTGAAATTCATATGATAAATTCCAAACGTAAATTACTACTGTTTCTTCGCTTTCAAGCTGACTTGTAATATATTTGCACATGGAAAGAAATTCGTCCCAAGTTCTACCTGTTATAACTGTGTGAGTGCCGACTGCGAACTGCCAGTGATACATTATTGTTGCTTCTTCTTTTTTAGCTATTAATTCCCCCGTTTCTTTATTTTTTTCATATTTTTCTATTGGCATAAATTGAGTAATTCGAGTAGTTTCTATATCAAACGCTGTTATAACATTTTTATATTTCCGCAATTTCTTTTTTGTTCTGTTATTACCGCGAGGGCGATTTAACAGAGTGATATTTTTAATTATGTTCGGCTTAATATTATTCATGTTATACAGCTTATACAACCCCATCACTCCGCTTCTATACCTAACTTCTGAACCCAATATTTCGAACTGTCTTTTAAATTTTTAGACGGTTTTCTGGTTTTCGCTAACTGTTCTTCTTTTACAATAAAATCCTCAAAATATTGAGTTATTAAATCGCTATTAATTTCTTTCTTTTCTATCTGTTCCATTAATTCCAAAACACGCTCACTATCATATATAGAATTTAGTTTTTTAGTTCTTAATAAATTCATAAACTCGTAAAATTGTTTCACATTAGATTTATTAAGTAAAAATTTACCGCGTGTTATTCTCTTAAATCCAGCGTGCTCTGCACGTTCTTCGCCGTATTTATCGGCATAGGATTCATAATAGTTTCTATAAAGCATCTGGTTAACAGAATTGATAGTTTCCTTGTCTCGTGCTCTAAGTCCTGTGAGTGTAGACGTTTCAGCGGAAAGAAATAGTGCTACTTCCTGTAATTTACGTCTCAGCTGTCCATTAGTTGTAATATCGGAAATTTTAACAAACGAATCTTTTCGCCGCTGAATGAATGGCTCGTCTTTATATTCAGATTTTTCTATTTGCGCTAAACGCCGCCTAGCAATTTTGCGTAGGCGGCTATATTCAGAACGTACTTCTTTTATGTCACGGTGTACCGTGTAGTATGCCATGTATTCAAGATAACCCCATTTTAATACACGACTATTTTTCCAAAGACTCATTTAGTTAAGCACCCCTTTACATTATAAATGTACTCGCTCCACTTCCGCCCTAAAAATTCGTTGTCTAAGATAGTTCAATTCAACCATGTTTATCTTGTTGTTCTCATACAGCCATTCAACATAGAATAATTCAGAACAGAAGTACACGGCATTATTAATGATACGCTCGCGAGTGTCACGAGCGTATGTTATTAACGCCTGTTTATGACCGCGATTTCTAATGATTTTATGCTTTGTTTCTCTCATTCTTATTCCCCTCTTCCTCATCATTATCAACCATATACTTTAATAATACAGCATCAATATAATGCTCGCAATGAGCCTTCGAGCCACTTACAACAAGTTTACCACTAACTGATTCGGTTATTGTCATTAATAACTCATCACAATTAATCTGGTAATCTTTTTCTGTAATGCGCGCAAAGATTGCTAATTTGGATTTAAAAAATTTATCCATTATATACCTCCTTACTATTTCTTAACTGTCTTTATTATAACATACCGTAATCATAAAAGCCAGCCTGACTATTTTTACATTTATCAGAATACTTTAATACTTCGCCTAACTAAAGTGAATTGTGTCTAAATTGTTTACACAGTGTTACTTTAGCGCTTTAAAGCAAGTACTGAGAGCGGTCTGATAATTTATAGTATGTTCGATTAGTTTTCAGATTATTCATTAAATTGTATGTAAACTTGAAACAATAAGCAGTTAGAAAGTTGAATTGATGTACTTTAACTGATTTTATTGTGTTAAAATTAAGATAATTGTCAGATAATAAGGTTTGAAAGTGGGGAATTGTTCGAGGTTTAGACACAACTCTATTTAGAGTTCCC